GTCGCCAATCGTAACAACACTCTTTTGCGCCACCAACCCTGCCTCACGGGTGATTTCCTTCAAAGAAATATCCGCAATAGATCCGCTCAGCCCGAGCATTAGATGGATCGAATTGCGGTTGAAGATAACAGCGTTATCCTCAGTAAATGGGTGAACATACTGGAGATAGTCCGCAATCCCAGCCGTAACCTTTAGCTGGTTCTGGATGCGGTCATAAGTGTCAGAGTCGAATACGTCCGATAGGAGGATTTCATCCCTGACGTTCCGGTCCGTAATTGTTTCGCTGCCGCTGCTACCCGTGGTTGAGTAGAAGTAGGGGACGATAAGACGCCGCTGATGATAGACGCCCCACGCCGGGGCGGGCATATGCGTGAAGCCAAGCTGGGACGGCTGCTTCTTGGCGTACACCACCTTATGCGAAGTTAGATCGGGAACTTCAGCGTAGAAAGTAAAGGTATCGGCGTCTGCTACCGTAGCAATAACATACCCCTCCTCTTGCTCAACAAGAGTAGAACTTCCTTTATCAACAACATGAATCCTGTCCCCAACCAAAAAACCGTGAGCCGTTTCGCTAACCGTTACAATACCGTTTGCAATTACGGTGTTGTTGTTTGAATCCAAGTAAGTGGTTGCGGCGTAATCTCCATTAGCTACCTTTGTGAAGGCTGGCGTGCCGCTAAAGCTGCCATTCCATTCCAGAGCCGTAGCCCCGTCGCGGAATATGAAAACCTTGTTGAAGGTTTGCAGCATATTTACGCTGCTGTTGAGAATAACGCCAGAAGGGTAGGCAATCGTCGTCGTTGCCTTGGTCGCCATGTTGATGGCAACCGCGCTGGAGTACTGGGCAATGATGATGTACTCGTCGTTGTTCGATGCGGGATTTGAAAACAGGCATGAGCCAAACGCTCCATTAGATTCAGCCGTTCCTACAATGCCACCACCAGCCTTGGACGTACCGCTAACTGAGTAGGTTTCGCTGCCCGATCCGGCGGAAAGTGTGTAGGTAAACGTATTAAGCCCCGTAACCGTAATGGTCTTATTGCCATTGGGGTTAACGGTGCCGGGACCAACGTCCACGATAGCCACTACATAGGAAGACGAAAAACCGTGATTGCTAGACGTAGTGATGGTTACAGTCGTTCCACTACGGGTGGCCGAGCTAATAACTACTTGCGGCCACAGATAGAAAGGCAACGTAAGCGTGTCGTCTACAGTTCCAATAACGGGGCCAAACGTATCTACGCCGGGACGCACTTGCCACGTCCCATCCACGTTCATCCGTCCATTGACGGACATAGCAAGCTCTCCTGCCTGCAACTGGTCAGGACGGAGGCGGTTGTTAAATCGGGAAAAGCCAATATCTGCCGTCTCGGCAATAGGCGTATCCCGGCCACTAAAGCTGCTGTAACGTGCCATAGATGAATCCCTAACCAGCGGTTAAGGTTCAACTATGATACCTTACGCCGCTTGAAATCTACGCCCTTAATTGTACCTTTGTTTCGGGAAGCATAGAACACTTGTTCGCCTCGCTTCGGGCCATATTCCTCGGTCATGGCGGCTTTAATCTTCTTACCCTTCTTGGTGAGTGGCATGGTTATCGGTAGTTAGAGGTTTTCTTAGCAATCTTCTTGGGCTGCTTAACAAACTGCTTTCCGGCCTTCATGCCCTTACGCTTGGCCCTATTGGTGGCGGCACGTTCAGCAGGGCTAAGAGCCTCCCAAGCAGCCTTGGGTAGATAGCGTTCGCCAGTCTTGAGGCTAGGCTTGCCGGATAGGGTGCGCCATTCCTGACGGGTCCAATTGGCTAAGCTGCGCTGTTGTGGCTTCATTTGGCCGTCTTGTACCCGCCGCCCTTTTTCTTGTACTTGAGGGCTAGAAGCTGTGCCTTTCTCGCGGACCATTGCCCCGGCTTGCCGCCCTTGCCGCCAGACTTGATGGACTCAAAGAGACGCTTCCTCATTCCGGGCCTTGTGTAGACCCCGGCTGAGTTAACTGTCGAGCGGCGTTTCACTTGCAGGGCTTACGCTTGCCCATTTCGCACTTACGTTTTCCACATTTCATTTTATTGTCCTCCTTGTATTCCATCATGTCCTCCGCAGCTTCGATGGCCTCGTCGGCCTCCTTCATGCGGCGGTAGAGCATACGCTCTTGGTTCTTATAACGACGTTCGTTGCGGTCTTTCATGGTTAGCAGTCCCAAGCTCGGCGGGACCAATAGTTGGCAGACAGTTTATTGGTCTTTCCCTTAATGCCTCCAGACCGAGCACAATAGCTCTTCTTACGGGCAGGCTGGTTTTTCTTGATGGTCATGTTGGCATCGCCAAAGCGGACAATGCGCTCCTGCCCATTCTGGCAGGCTTTTACCACAAACTTCTTCCCGCCCTGCACATCACGGCGCGGGACGTTGCACTTCATGGTCTTCTTATTCATCACGCTTGAGAAGCTTAATTAGCTTCGTAAGTGTATAGGCAATAGAGACTAACACCAGAATAAAGGCAGCGATTTCATTCACTTGAGTAAGTGTAATCGTTCCCAATGAGCCTCCAACGGTAACGGCAAATACCTTCACGATGTCGTTGTCGAAGATCATTTGCGAATCAGGCTGGTCATCCGGCTACCGAACCACCAAGCCACGGCGGTTCCGGCCAACATCATGAAGCTCTGGATAGCTTCGACCTTCAGGTATTGGTCTTCGATCAGGAAAAAGCTGATGAATGAGCCAAGTACCAAACCAATAGTCAGGAAGGGGCGGGTGACGGCGCGGACGTTAGCTGCCCACGGAGACACCTTCTCGGTCATGTCGGCAGCAGATGCGGACTGTGATGCCGCAAATGCATTCCAAGCGGCTAGGGCTTCAGCGGAAGCAGCCTGCTTATCAAGCATATCTAGGGCGAACTTGTTATCCTGCCGCTTTTCCCAGATGCGAATAACGCTCGTTGCCACCGAGCCAAAGAGACCAAACAGACCTCCCGTTCCGGCGTTAAAGAGGAGTTCGGTGATTACGCTCATGGTTAGGTGGTGTAATTAACCGCTGCCACTCCGCGCCACCGCGTTCCGCTGTCATCCGTAACAAAGATAAACAGGTGCGTTTTCCCAGTAAGCAAAGTGGGCGCGGTGTCATTGGGAAACTTAACCTCAGCAGGCCAAGTGATCGTTCCAGACGTATTCTCAACCTCTATCATCACGCCGTAAGCACCGCTGGGTACGTTGCTGAACGTAAAGGTAGAGTTGCCGCTAATCGTCTTCGTGAAGTAGTTACCCTGCGAACAATCAATATCTAGCAGGGATACCGCCGTAACCGACCCCTTGTACTGCCCAGTAGTCTCAAGACTTGTAAACTTGCCGGAATTGGCCGTAGAAGAGCCAATAGGCAGGGGGCTGGCAAACACTTGAGCCGCCGTAGTCTTGCGCAGGGCCGTATCGGCTGAGCTATGGACTAGGAGGGTGTCGGCAGAAGCGAGGACGGTCTTGGCCGTCTGGTCCGTAATGGCTCCCGGCAAAAGCACCGCATCATCAACGTGGTTGTTGAGATTGGTCGAAGTAACTAGGTTCGACGGCGAGGTCGTCCCGTAGGTGGTGCCTTTTTGAATTTGAGCCATGACTTAGTATATCAAGGCTTTGTGGGCCAAACTACATTATGCGGAAATCCTGCCTGAGAGGGAACATCGCGGAGAGCCTGACGATAAGCCGTCCATTGGATCTTAGCGGCGTTATCCAGCGGCGTGTCGTTAAGCTGGGTCCAATCGCACTCAGTCAGCTTGGTGTTGCGCTCGCGGCGCACCTGAGCCGCTTTTTGGGTGTCAATCTCAGCCTGCTCTTCAGCCGTGTACGCCCGCCAAATCTTGGTCTCTACTACTTCGCTAGGAAGGATGGCAAAAACTGAGCCAACAAACTTCTCTTGAACATCGCCCTCCTCAAGGCGAACCGGAAGCCAGCCAAGCTCTCGAAGCCCATCATTGTCCATCTGGTCAAGGCCAGAAATATTACGCCACGCCCTTGGTAGTGCGCGGGGGCCATCGGCAATGACGTTGTTCTCAACAAAGCAGTAGTTCATGGGAATAGTCTAGGCTCTTAATTTCTTCAAAAGGGTGGGTCCAGTCGCCATACTTCTGTTGGCGAAACAACCGCATAGAGTTGTAATAGGGCGTCTTATTGCCGGGTTCGGCATACAGATAATACCCCATAATTGGAATGACAACCCAAGTAGGGATACCCATTGCTGCGGACAGGTGGCTTACGGACGTACAGGAGCTAATTACTAGGTCGCAAGAACTGACTGCCTTATGAGTATCGTGCCACGTTTCAAGTGGTACGTCCTGCACCCAACTGGGCTTGAATTCTAGGTCCGCGTCCCTCTGGAGACTGATAAACTCCACGTCGTCGCGCTTGACGGCATCAAAGAACAATTGGGCCGGGAATAGCTTGTGGTGCTGGGCCTCAAACTGCTTGTTGCCCGACCAACGAAGCCCTACCCGTAGCTTCTTATTAGGAACAGTAAAGTCGGTGTTAATGTATGCATCTCCTCGGATGGATCTACGGTTTAGCCCAAGGTAGACAGGGCTAGACATTCCAGCCATCCAATAGTCGTGATAAACACCGTACTCTGCCCCATGCTGGACAACGGCAGCCACGTCGGGCTGCTTTTGCAGGAGGCTGACCAAAGGGCCGCTGCACGAAACAATCACCCGACATCCTCGCCTACTAAGATCGCCAGCGTACCTAACCTGATGGATCTGATCGCCCAGACCGCCTTCTAGGTAGAGCAACACGGTCCCCTCGCTCTTTCCGTCCCATTCTGGCTGCGGAGTCTTAGGTGGGGCATCTCCGACAATCTTCACCTTTCTGCCGCGTTGGAGTAGTTTGTAGCCCTCCTCAATCTTTCCATCACGCAGTTCGTACCATCCGCGATTGTATGCGGCGCGATGGTCGGTAGGACGTTCTGCCTTTAGTTTGTCTGCGATGCGTCTACCCTCGGCAAAATCGCCCATGATCGAAGCAGTAAGCTGCAGATCGAGCAAATCAATCTCTGCCACCGTGCGCGGTTTTTCTAGCCAAAACTCAGGCTGGCAAAATTCGTTGTGATGGTGGCCTAAAACTTCCCTCGGCGACTGATTGTGCTGCCGCCCTAGCTTCGGCTTGATGTCGTGCAGGCCAGCCACGCCATGCAGCCCCTCGTCGTCTTCCTTCACGGTCGAGCCGTCAATGCGATCAAAGTCGTACTCAAACGGGTCAAGGCCGAGGAAGTCGTGGATGCGCTGAAGTTGTGTGCGCGGGTCGGCCAGCAGGTCTTCGTACTCTACGAAAAGAAAACAGTCTGGATCAGCCTGATAGCCAGCCTGCAATACTTGGTATGACGACTTAAGGTGTGCAGTTAGTCCCGATTTTTGAATGAACTCATCTAGATCCGTTGGCTTGGCTACACGAACAAACGAAGCCATGCAGTCTGGAACACTACGAACTGTGGCAATGATGCGTGGCTTGTGACCAAGCACTTGAGCCATTGAGGACACAACTACCGGAAGCGGCCAATTACGCGCCTTGTCAATGACAATGGGCTTAGGCGTAATCTCGTCATAGTAGCCATGAATTAGGCCGCGCATTGCGTTTGCTAGTTTCTTGCGATCTAAATCATTCTTTCCTAGAAGCGGTTGATTATGCCAAGTTGTTGCTAATGCATCAAGCGCAGCACCCAAACCAGACGTGGTAGAAACGTGCGTTTGCGGATTCTGATTAAGAATTGCCGCAAGTACTGTTGATCCAGAGCGCGGAAGGCCAGACAAGAAGTGTAACTTCTTGGTCAAGTTGTTATTCACTTGGCCTTTGTAGCAGTAACTATCGTAAGGTAAAGATTTTTATCTTAAATAGTGGTAGCGACTACATGATAGGCTCCGCTAGCAATAGTGGCCCAATTTGTGGCTGTGCCAATTTGGACTGGTGAACTACGATCTGTTGTATTTCCAAGACCAAGTTGTCCATTAAGGTTACGCCCCCACGACCAAATTGTTCCATCGGTTTTTAAGGCAATAGTAGAAGCATCTCCACCGGAAACATCACTCCAATTTGTAGCTGTTCCAATTTGAACTGGTGAGCTACGGTCTGTTGTATCCCCAAGCCCCAACTGACCATAGTTGTTACGACCCCAAGCCCAAATAGTTCCATCTGTTTTAATTGCTAAACTTGAAGTATTATTGGCAGAGACCTTCGACCAATTTGTTCCAGATCCAATTTGAATTGGTGATCTAAATCTCGATGTATTTCCATTACCTAATTGTCCATTTGTATTAGTTCCCCATGCCCACAATGTTCCATCTGTTTTAATAGAAAGAGTGTGTCTTTGTCCAAGAGAAACCTTACTCCAATTAGTTAGAGATCCTATTTGTTTTGGGGAACTATAGTTTGTTGCATTTCCTAAACCAAGTTGACCAGCGTAACCATATCCCCAAGACCAAATTGTTCCATCGGTTTTAACTGCAAGAGTAGCTCTGTACCCAGAACTAACAGTTGCCCAATTAGATAAAGAACCAACTTGTGTAAATGTTGATCTGGCAGTTGTGTCACCAAGTCCAAGCTGTCCGCCCCCACCATAAAAACTGTTGTTTCCAACAGCCCATAATGTATTATCTGTTTTAATTGCTAAAGCAAATTGACCCTCTGAATTAGAAATTGAAAGCCAGTTAGTTCCGCTACCAACCTGCACAGGAGATGAACGACTAGTTGTATCTCCAAGTCCCAATCCACCAACATTGTTTTCTCCCCAAGCCCAAAGACTCGCATCTGTTTTAATTGAAAAGGAAGCGTTTCGTGAATTAAAAGCTTTTTCCCAATTTTTTAATGACCCAACTTGAGTTGGCGTAGAACGGCTGGTCCTGTCATTAAGACCGAGTTGACCATAGTTATTTTTGCCCCAAACATATAATTTAGGCTCTGGCCCTGTAGGACCACCAGCACCCATTGCAAGTTTAATTACGTTCGGGTCCATAGATATTAGTTAACGTAGTCTACGAGGGAAGCACCGCGCCAGCGCGTGCCACCATCATCGGTTACAAAGATAAAGATATGGGTTCTGCCTGTGGTTAGAGTAGGTGCCGCATCCTTGGGCCATTTCACAGAGGTCGGCCAAGTAATAGCACCAGAAGTATGAGTTAGTTCAAGTGCAAATGCAAATGAACGACTTGCTGGAACGCTATCAAACGTAAACGTGCTATTAGCGTTAATGGTCTTGGTGAAGTAGTTGCCAGCCGAGCAGTCGATGCTCAGGGCTGCGACAGCTACAATGTTCTGACCATAGTTGCCGGACAGGTCGAACTTGGTGGCCGGGGACGTTTGTCCAACGCCCAAACGGCCATTAGAATCAATACGGAAGACCTCTACGCCGCCCTCCGCAAACGCCATACTATCAGCCGCAGGGAAGAAGATGCCCGTGTTGGTGTCTCCCGTCGTGGTGATGGCTGGGGCCGAAACGGTGCCAGCAGAGACGGTGGTAACACCCGTAGCCTCAAGCGTCGTGAACTTACCAGCAGCAGCAGAAGCTCCACCAATAGTTGCGCCATCAATCGTGCCGCCATTAATGTCTGCCGTGTCCGCTACCAACGAGTCGATGTTTGCCGTGCCATCAATAAAAAGATCGCGCCATTCATGGCCAACGCGGCCAAGGTCGTAAGTGTTATCGGTTGAAGGCGTAAACTCCGAAGCAACCCGTCCAACAAAATCCACCGTATCGGTGTTACTAGTGCCAAAAGTAGAGTTGTCGTTTACCTGCAAAGAGGTAGTGGTAAGCAAGTTAGCATCGCTAATTGTAACGCCAGAGTTTTGGACTAGCTTGCCCGTCGCAAGGTCAAAACGAACAACTGCATTGTCTGTTGACGATGCGGGACCAACAACATCTCCACCAAGAGACGGCGCAGAGTTGGTTACCGTAAAGTTTGGGTAGGTTCCGCTAACGGTAATTCCGGTGCCGGATGTCAAAACAACCGTCTGATCCGGCGAGGAATTGGTGATAGTGAAGTTGGGGTACGTCCCTGACGTAGAGATACCCGTTCCAGCCGTAAGCACCACCGTTTGGTCTGGAGCCGTGTTGGTTACGGTAATGCTGCCCGTGGAAGTAATTGGCCCACCAGACACGCTAATGCCCGTACCAGCAGTAAGATCTACACTAGTTACCGTGCCAGAACCGTTGGCTGTCCATTCAACATCCGTTGCCCCAGAGTTAAGGCTAAGCACCTTATTTGCATTACCCGTATACGAGGGCAGCAAATTAACCCGTGCATCGGCGGCAGTAGTAGCTCCGGTGCCACCTTGATTGACGGCTACGGTGCCACTAATTGCCGTGGACACGGGAGTGTCCAGCAACAGCGTCTTGAAGATGTCCATTATTAGAGGTAGTTGAGTTCCTGCGCCTCAATTACAGCATCAGTAGAAGCTTCGCGGATTGCGCGGGCTTTAAGGGCCATAGTGCGCGTCCAGTAGGCCGAGCTATTGGCTGGCATACGGAAGCCCTTGGTGGCCGTAGGATCGGTGGTTCCGTCGAAGGTAACACGAATATCCGCTCCCGTCACCTGTACCAGAAGATGTTCCGTATCGGTAGCCAACGTCCAATCAAGGAAAGCTACAGCCGATGAGCTAACCGTGCGCTGCTTGTGCGTCGTGCCATTCTGCGGAATAGCCTGCGACGGGGTATTGACGATGCGTGCGTTAGGCATGGCTTAGACGGAGAAGGGGGTTGCCTGTACAGCGGCATCACTTCCGCCTGCGCGGATGAACTTAGCCAATCGGGCCGTTTCCTTGTTCCAAAGGAAGGGCTGCACGCCAGCCTTGAACAGATGGCCGTTCGTAGACGACGGATTGCTACCGTCAAACGTCACCATCACGTCGTTCGTCTGCACATCGACCAAAATGTACTTGGTCTTGGAAGAGGTCCAATTCGCATCAAGCGAAACGACTGCGGTGCTAACCGTGAGGCGCTGATCGGCTTCGCCAGTCGGCTGGGGGTAGAGATTGACTACGAGTGAGTTATTCATGTTTAGCGGAACTGGCGTGAGGTGTAGGTAGAAATGCGGCGGAACAGGTTGTTCATATTACGCTGCTGGCTGGCCTTAGTAAGTTCGGTGTCGAGGTACATCTGCGCAACAGCCTCTTCAGCCATTGCCTTGTCCACTTGACCGTCCATCCGAAGGAAATCTGCATAGGTGGCGTGCCCGACGTAATAAAACCACTCTTGAGGAATGGTAGCAGATGCCGTCGTATAAGGACCATCCCAAATAGCTTTATAAGTAACAAAAAAGCCATCAAGCTCAGGATAGTTGCCAACGATGTTGGCTCCGTTGCTATCAACAAAAAAGTCGTATTCCCAGCCGCCAACACCCTGCACGGGGTTGCGGTCATGCAGGCGCATAAAGATTTCTACGTCAGGCATCGTAACGGGGGTAAGTAGTCCCGTGCCTGTGTAGGTTTCGGTGCCCGTACCAGAAGGCAGTTCGTAGGTTACGGTCTGCCCATCAACAGAAGTAATTGAATATGTGCCGTTTGGGTTAGTGCTACCACTTAGCCCAGACACTGTGACATTTTGTCCCACTACAACATCGAAGTCCACACCGCCCGTAACGAAGGTAACGGTGGTCCCGCTGCGCGTAGCAGAAGAAGCCATGCGGCTGCCGTTAGCAGAATCGTAGCTGTACGGCACAATGCCATTAGGGGCAGGGCGAGCATCCAACCGCATATAGCGCGGCCAGACATCGCAAGAGTCATAGGCTTGCCGCAGCCGCCTGTTAGCCATCGCCAGAATCTTTGTGGATTCTGTAGGCGCAAATTCATCAACTCCCGCAAGGGACTCGATAAGGTCGAACAGGTCGGTGTAGGTGCGGTTGGTCATTACGCTTTATTGGGCGAAAGCTCTGGCATCTTCTTGTTGAAATAGGACATGAACTCGCGGCTATGCACCGTCTCATGGCCGTACTTCTTCACTAGCCGGAAGTACTCGCGAGCAGGCATAACGCCCACACACTTACCCAAACCGGGAATGGCCTTGTGGCCCTTCATTAGAGAAGCCTGCGCCTTAG